CTGGATGAATCGTCCATCCTCAAGGCACAGGCGGGAAAAATCCGCGCACAGCTCATCGAGTGCTGCCAACAGATCCCATACCGCATCGCGTGCACGGCGACGCCCGCACCAAACGATCTCATGGAGCTATGCAATCACAGCGAGTTCTTGGGGGTTATGTCCTCGAACGAGATGCTTGCCACATTCTTTGTTCATGATGGCGGAGATACGAGCAAATGGCGACTGAAACGCCATGCAGTACAGGGCTTTTGGAAGTGGGTAGCAAGCTGGAGCGTCATGCTCACGAACCCTGCCGACCTCGGATATGATGGCGGGCGCTACACCCCCCCGCCGCTACACATATCACAGCATACTGTACACACGGAGAGACAGCCCGATGCGCTTTTTGCGATTGAGGCATTGACCTTGCAAGAACGCCAACAGGCACGGCGCGACAGCGTGCAGGATCGGGCGCGGGAATGCGCCGCACTTGTGAACGCGGACACGGATCAATGGCTCGTATGGTGCAATCTCAACAGCGAAGCCGACGCACTGAAAGCGCTCATCCCCGATGCCGTCGAGATCAGCGGAAGCGATCAGCCGGGCGTAAAAGAGCGGGCGGCGGTGGATTTTGCCGCCGGGAGGATTCGCGTTCTCATCAGTAAGCCGCTTATTTTCGGCATGGGACTCAATTTTCAGCGTTGCCATAAAATGGCATTTGTTGGACTATCGGACAGCTTCGAGCAGTATTATCAATCCGTGCGCCGATGTTGGCGATTCGGGCAGGAGCATCCAGTCGACGTGCGCATCATCACGGCAGACACAGAAGGCGCGGTCGTCGAGAACATCCAGCGCAAGGAAAAGCAGTTTGAGGAGATGCTGCGCGGAATGATCGCCGTGACGCAGAACATCACGAAGGACAATATCCGATCGACCGCACGGCAGACCATAAAATATAACCCACGGGAGATCATGATACTACCGACATGGCTGATTCCATCAGCGGCATAAGGAGGATAACGTGGAAAACGTCAAAGTACTAGGGCAAGATGCGGGGGAGATGTGGCACATCTATCACGGGGATTGCGTGGAGGTCGCACGAGGATTGCCGGAAAACAGCGTGGACTTCATCGTTTTCTCGCCGCCGTTTGAAAGCCTGTATACTTACAGCAACAGTGACAGAGACATGGGAAACTGCCGTAGTAGCTTGGAGTTTGCACGACATTTCCGTTTTTTAGCAAAGGAACTCTATCGCATCCTCACGCCGGGGCGATGTATGAGTGTTCACTGTATGGATTTGCCACTCAGCAAGCAACGGGACGGCGTGATTGGACTCCGTGACTTTTCGGGGGCGCTTGTACGCATCTTCGAGCGGGCGGGATTTGTCATGCACACGCCGCGCGTCACCATCCGCAAAGACCCTGTGACCGCCATGCAGCGGACGAAGGCGATCGGGCTTTTGTGGAAGCAGGTCAAAAAGGACTCTTGCCTCTCGCGCATGGGGATTCCTGACTACCTCTTGACATTCAGAAAGCCGGGAAACAACCCGAATCCCGTACATCACACCGACGAAGAATTCCCTGTGAAACAGTGGCAGCAGTGGGCGGAGTGCGTATGGCACGACATTAACCCGTCGAATACGCTCCAAAAGAACAGCGCAAGAGACGAAGCGGACGAGCGTCACATTGCGCCCCTCCAACTGCAAGTGATTGAGCGCGCCGTCACGATGTGGACGAATCCGGGGGATGTTGTATTCACTCCGTTCATGGGCATTGGCTCGGAGGCGTATCAGGCAGTCAAGATGGGACGCCGTGCCATCGGGATCGAGCTGAAAGACTCGTACTACGCCCAGAGCGTGAAGAATTTGCAGCGCGCCGAGGCACAGCAGTTTTCAGAGCAGTCTTTATTTGCATGAGGAGGCGGCATCATGAAAAAACTTGTTTGGGTGTACGTATCCCATCCCTACACGGGGGATGAGGAGTGCAACAGGGCGGAGGCGGCAGAGATTCAGCGATTCTTGCAGGAGCGCTATCCGGATATGCTGTTTTTGAACCCGATTGCGATGTTCGCGGCGGTTGCAGACATGGAATATGAGCAGGTGATGGAATACTGCCTCGAAGTGCTGCGAGACTGCGACATGATCGTTATGAGTGGGGAATTCATGGACAGTCGCGGCTGTACGATGGAACATACAACGGCACGCGAACTTGGAATACCAATCCGGTACTATTTAGACAAAGAAGAGCCGTTTGAAACCTATTGGGCGTAAAGGAGGAGACAATGAGAGGATATCGAGACTGCGAGGTGGAGCGATGAATGCGGGGCTAACGAACGATGAATTCCGCCGACTGATCAACAATGGGCGCAGGAGCTACCGAGTGAACGTCATTGTGACCGTGTATGACCATCCGCAGGATTTTCCAAATGGATACGTGGCGCGGGCACATATCGTAGCGCAAAACAGATACGGCGTAATGGGATGCGGAAAATCGGCGTATGCATCACCGATGATCTACATCGGACGAGAGACGCTTGATGAAGTGCGCGCGGCGATTCCGCCGGATATGGTCAAAATGATTCGCCATCCGCAAGATGATCCCGCTATCCTTGAGACGTATATATAAATAGAAAACAAAGCGAGGGAACTTCTCGATATCACGATCAGATTTCTTCTATATAATAGATAAATTTCAATCAAGGGGGCGCAGTCCCCTTTTCCCCTTGATTAAGGAATTAAAACACCGACATATTTATGCAGCAGAGAGGAACGGGGCGGCATATGTATATGAAATCGAGCTGGCTGTCACAGAACAGACGATTTGGCATCATCAAGAAATACTATTCGCATCGTGCGCTTCCCCTTCATCCGGCAACGAGAGAAAAGCGGGCAAAAAAGCAGAACGTCACGAAAGAGACACAAGCCGCCGTGAATCGCCGTCTGCGTGCAGAAAAACTTTCCCGTCTCATCATCGATAATTTTGAAACGGGTGACCTATACATAACGTTGACTTGTCGTGCGTTCATGGATGCGGCAACGATCACGAAAGCGTTAAATGACGGATTCAAGCGGAAAATCCGCACCATCTACAAAAAAGCGGGCATTCCTGCCAAATACATCTCGGTGCTGGAGAATCTAAACGGCGGCGGCCGTCCCCATGCGCATATCCTCTTGCCGGCTGTGCCGATGAAGTGGATAGAGAAGATCAAGGCAGCGTGGCCGCATGGCAACGTGGAAATAAAACTGTTCGGCGGGCATCTGCGGGATGCGGAAAAGATGGCGGATTATTTTACGAAAGAGAAAATCGCAGACCAATCGGGGCGCATTCAACCGAGCAGAAATCTCGTGCGGCGCGAGCCGAAAAAAGAACGGGTGACGCGGGCGGATGCGTATAACCCCGAGCTTGTCGCGCCGAAAGGATACCGCATCATCAAAGACCTATCCTATCGCACCTATACGGCGGAGGGGTATCCAATATCCATTGCCTACATTGAGCGGGTAGAACAGAAAACGCCTTATGGGAATAGACGAGAGGGAAAGGGGTGAGAGCGTGACAGCAAAAGAATATCTCTGGCGCGTTCGTGATGCAGAGCGGGAGCTGAGACAACTGGAGCGGGAATATGCACAAGCGCGTGCGGATATCTTGAACCTGAAAGGGATAGCGTATGACAAAGACAAGGTCGCCGGCGGAAAGCTCGGCGACCTATCGGATGCCGTCGCCGCACTTGACGGATATGCGCAGCGGCTTAATGCGAAATGGGATGCGCTTGTCGCACTGCGTGAAGAAGCGCGAGCACTGATTGAACGAATCACAGATGGGCGTTATCGTGAGGTGTTGACGTTACGTTATCTTGACGGGCAATCATGGGAGCAGGTCGCAGTCACGATGGGATATGATTACTACCATGTGCACAAGCTTCATGGGAGAGCGTTGAAAATTTTTCAAGAAACAAAAAGTGGATAAAAAAAGACAAACACACCTGTGCTATAGTATAAGCTAAGAAACTAAGGGCACAGCGGCGAGCAGTGTCCTTTTTGTATTGTGTTGATGCATACTGTGGAGGTGGAACGCGTGACACTCAAGGACTATCTGCGTTGTCGCAGAGCATGGAGCAAGAAGAGGACACAGACACAGAAGCAGCGCGGACGCAGACAGCGGCAGAGCGATAAGGAGAAGAGACGGTAAGACGCGTTCACAGCGTCGCATGCGTGGATTCTTTCAAGGGGACACCCCCCGGCATTGCAGGTACTACAAGGGGCAAGCGGCTACACGGGTCTACGAGTCCCGGCTTTTGTGTGCGTGAAAACGAAAAAAAGGGGTTGACAATCTGACAAATTTGGAGGTGATGGAAGGATGGCGGAGAAAAAGGCTCCGCGCGCGCGCGTGACAGAAGAAATTAAATTTATTTTCTCAACTGCAGACACCTGCGAATTCTTCCAGATATCCAGAGAGACTTTGTCAACTTGGCAGAAAAAAGGAGCCCCGAAAGCAGGGCGTGGAAAATGGAATATCAAAGCGCTTATGGAATGGCGCTTTGATGGCAAGCATACAGATAGTCCAGAAGTTCGAAAACTTAAGGCAGAAGCGGACTTGAAGGAAGCAAAGGCAGCGCAGGAAAAAATAAAACTGAGCGTCAAAAAAGATGAATTTGTAAATGTTTTTTTTGTGCGCAGTGAGCTCACGCGACTACTTGCCAATCTCAAGAAGAATTTGCTTGCGATGGGGCATCAAGTCGCGTCGAATCTGGCTTTTCTGGATATGGAGGCGGCAGAACTCGCAAAATCAGAGGTTGACAAACGTGTAAAAGAGGTGCTGACGGAGATGGCGGAAGGGAGGCTTTACCGTGGCAGGACGAAGAAAAAAGAAAAATGAGCTCGGTTATCCGCCGTGGATCATGGACGCGCTCGCCATACTAAGGCCGCCCGAAAAACTCACCGTGTCCGAATGGGCGGATAAATATCGTGTCCTGTCCGAATTGGACAGCGCCTCGCCGGGGCAATGGCACACGGCAAAGACACCGTATCTGCGGGCGGTCATGGATGCGTTCAACGATGATTTTATCCACGAAATCACATTCTGTGCCGGCACGCAGCTCGGCAAGACGGCCGCCGAGCAGAATATGATCGGCTATGCCGTCGCGCAGGATCCAGCGCCGATGCTCGTTGTCTATCCATCGGAAAAGCTCGCAAAATTTACGAGTGAAAAACGCCTGCAGCCGATGATAAAGCTATCGCCCGCACTCGCCGATAAGTTCGACGAGCGGGGGAGCAAAGATCTTGAGCTGTCGCTCGGCGGTATGTATATCGCCCTCGTCGGGGCGAATAGTCCGTCCGAACTTTCCAGTCGTCCCGTGCGGTATATTTTTTTCGACGAGATCGACAAGTTCCCGAAATGGACGGGGGCAGAGGCGGGACCGTTGGAGCTCGCCGCCGAACGTACAAAGACGTTCTATAATCGGAAAATCGTCAAGGCCTCTACGCCGACGCTCAAGACAGGAAACATCTGGCAGGGATGGGAGACGGCGGATATACAGTATCGCTACTATGTCCCGTGCCCGCACTGCGGGGAGATGCAGACACTTGAATTTAGTCAGATCAAGTGGACAGACGGCGCGGATGAGACAGAGGCACGGATGGCGGCGTACTATGAGTGCAAATACTGCCATGAGACCATCGACGACCGTCATAAGCCCGCAATGCTGCGCATGGGTGAGTGGCAGGGGGAAGTAAAGGCAAAAGGGCGCGCGCACAAGGTCGCCTATCATCTGAACTCTCTCTATTCGCCGTGGCTGACCTTCGGGGATATCGCGGCGAAATTCATATCCAGCAAGGATGAGCCTGCGCTTCTCATGAACTTTATCAACTCATGGCTTGCCGAGCCATGGGAGGACAAGAGCAGCAAACTGAAATCCGATGTTGTCATGGGGAAAGCCCTTCCCTATGAACGGGGGCGGATGCCGGAAGAGGCGCAGCTATTGACGTGTGGGATTGACGTGCAGCTCGATCACTTCTATTTTTCCGTGCGGGCATGGGGCGCGCACATGACATCGTGGCTGGTCGACTGGGGGCGCGTGGAGACATGGGCGGATCTTGAGACGGTCATTAACCGCAACTACGCCGATATGAACGGCGTCGTACGCAACGTCAATCTTGCGTGCATCGACTCAGGCTACAACACGGACGATGTGTATACGTTCTGCGCCCGGCACATGGACGTGCTTGTGCCGTCGAAAGGATCCAGTCTGCCGATGAAGTCCCGCTATTCGGTGACGATTCTGGACAAACAGGCGGCGGGATTCGGTCTGCGTCTCTACGTCATGGACACGAATCAGATGAAAAACTTCATCGCTTCGCGCATGACGATTGACGCGGGGGCGCATGGCAGCTGGAACGTCTACCGCGATATTGAGCGCGAATACGCGGATCAGATTTGCGCCGAGCAGAGAGTAGAGCAAAAGGACAAGAAGGGGCGCGTCTCCGTGGTCTGGGAAAAGATCAGCTCGCACGCGGCGAATCATCTCCTCGACTGTGAGACGAACAACGCACTCGCCGCCGAGATCATCGGCGTGCGCTACCTCATGGAAGAGGAACAGGAGAGCAGCCCGCCGGAGCAGGAAGAAAAAGACAACGACTGGCTTGGCGTGGGGCGGCAGTGGATTTGACGATAGAGCACTTTGCAAATGACGCAAGGTGCTTTTTTGATGCACCTTTGAAGGGAGGTGAAACCATTTGGACACACTTGAAATACAGCTGGAGCGGGTGCGGGCGGCCATTGCCGAGATTGAGGGCGGTGCGCAAGAGTACAGCATCGCGAATCGGCGGATCACAAAGGCGAATCTTGCGACGCTCTACGCGCGAGAAAATGCCCTAAAGGCGGAGATTGCGCGCAGGGATGGCGGGGATGTGCTCTTTGCCCAAATGGGGCGGCTATGATTCCACTGATTGAAAAAGCGATTGCAGCAATCTCGCCGCGCTGGGCGTGCAGTCGCGCCTTTTACGCCGAGAGCCTGCGCGCCTACGAGGCGGGTGAGGTGACGCGGTTCAATGACGGATGGATTCCGATCAACGAGGACACGGAAAACACCGATAAGACGCAGCGCGACCTTATCAAGGCGCGTGCGCGGTATCTGGAGCGCAATAGTGATATCGCAGGCGCGGCCGTCGGAGGCATCGTGCGCAACGTGGTCGGGACGGGCATCAAGCCGCAGGCACGCACGGGAGATGAGGCACTCAATCGGCGCATCGAGACGCTATGGCGCGAGTGGACGGCGGCGGAGAACTGCGACATTACGGGACAGCAGACCTTTGAGGAGCTGCAGGCGATGCTCCTTCGGCGAAAGATCGTTGACGGGGAAATCCTTATCAAGAAGGTGGTCACGCGCAAGGGGCGGCACCCGCTGAAACTGCAGGTCATTAAGTCTGACCTGCTCAGCAGTTTTATGATCTACGCGCCAAAGACGAACAATGTCATTCGATCGGGCGTGGAGCTGGATGATTATTTGCGCCCGCTTGCCTATTGGATTGACCGCAAAAGCCCCGATGGCTATGTGGAGTATAACCCCGACCGCGTTCCCGCTGCGCAGGTCATACACCTCTGGTCGCGCAGTCAGCCTGACCAGATACGCGGCATCTCTGACCTTGCACCGATCATCAAGCGGCTCAAGGATACGCAGGACTATCTTGATGCGGAGACCCTCACCGCGCGTATTGCGGCGTGCTTTTCCGTGTTCGTCACAACGCAGACGGGCGCGCCGAATATGCCGGGGCGCGTCGGGGTGAATCGCGGCGATCCGGAGGGAAAACGACTGAAGAGCATCCGCCCGGGCATGGTGAATTATCTTGCCCCGGGGGAGAGCATCGAGACGGCGAATCCGTCGCGCGGCCTTGCCAATGCGCGGGACTATGTAGCGATACAGGAGCGGCTTGCGGGGGCTGGACTAGGGCTTTCCTACGAACTCATGAGCCGTGACTTCAACACGTCGAGTTTTTCCAGTGCGCGGCAGGGGATGCTTGAGGATCGCAAGACCTTTGAGCCGATACAGAATTTCATGGCAGCGCATCTTTGTGACCCGATTTATCGTGAATGGATGGATCTCTGCGTCATGGCAGGCAGTCTTGATATCCCCGATTATTTTGAACACCGCGCGGCGTATCAAAATGTGGAGTGGGTAACGCCTGGCTGGTCGTGGATTGACCCCGCAAAGGAAGTGCAGGCAGATATCGCGGCGATCCAGAACGGCGGCAAGACGCTCGCGCAGTGGTGCGCCGAGCGCGGCTATGACTGGCGTGAGCAGCTCGAGCAGATGGCACTAGAAAAGGAGACTGCCGAGGCGATGGGACTGAAACTCTCGGTGCATACGCCGATCACGGTGCAGGCAGCGCAGAGCAATCATGTCAATAACACAGATGATGAAAAGGAGGATGCAGATGGCAGTAAGGAACAAGAATGAGCCGCAGCGGCGTGATATCTACACGAATGCGATTGCCGTTCGTGAGCAGGAGGATGGCGGCGATGTGAGGCAGGCGGAGCTTTCACTTTCGAGTGAAGAGCCGTGCCGTCGGTGGTTCGGGAACGAGATTCTATCGCACGATGCGGAGGCGGTTGACCTCAGCAGACTGCAGGAGATCGGCGTTGTCCTCTTCAACCATGACCGTGACCGTGTGATCGGGCGCGTGCTTGATGTTCGGCTGGATGAGGTGACGCGCAAGCTGCGCGCCACGATCCAGTTTGACGAGGACGAAGAGAGCGAGCGCATCTACCAGAAGGTGCGTTCGGGAACGCTGCGGGGCGTATCTGTCGGCTATGCAGTCGACGTGTGGGAGAGCGTCGAGGCGGGAGCAAATAGCAGTAACGGACGGTTTACGGGGCCGTGTGAGGTGGCGACGCGATGGACGCCATACGAGCTTTCGATTGTGTCCGTACCCGCCGATGCGACGGTAGGAGTTGGACGTAGTTATGTTGAGAATGGAGATGGAGACATGGATGAGCAGAACAAGGACAATGGTGTCAAGACACAGGATCCCGTGACGGTGCAGCCGGATACGGGCGTGCAGCCGGATACGGAGGCGGCACGTCAGGCGGCCGTCGCCGAGGAGCGTGCCCGCGTGCGCGAGATCGGGACGATGCGCCTGGTGGATGGCAGGGAAGCCGCTCCGATGCCGGCCTGGCCTCTCGTCTCTTACCTGATTCTCGCTGTCCTCA